TAATTGCAGCTTTATGTAAGAAGAATGAATGAGTTTCTGCCAATCTATGCATATATTTTTTAGATTTTAGGCTAGTATAATCCAGTCCTTTACTAGCTAAATCATGTGCTAAATTAGTAATACCCACTGCTACTGATCTTCGTGCCTGAGCTGTTTTCTTTAAATGGGGGAACGGATAATCCATATCGGTAATCACATTATCAATCATTTTTAAGGTTCTATATGCAACATTCTCATAATGTTTATCATTACGAATTCGACCAGCCACTATGGCAGCTAAATTACAGAGGCCGATTTCCCCGGTTTCATTCTTTTCGTCGTAAAGTCCGGTTACACTGGAATAACCTGATGTTGGGAGTCCTATTTCTTGACATAGATTAGAACTATATATAGTATCTTTAAATGGAGTATGATAATTAAGCCCCCAAGTATTATGCTCGTATAATCTACCAGTTTCTTCTTGCATAGTTAAAAATAATTTAGCAAGCTTTCTAGCATTAATATATTTTCTAGGCTTATCGGATTTTTCATACTTATCGTATAGTTTCTTAAATTTATCTTTGTCAGAACCATACATAGCCTCATATAGTTCTGGAGAATCTTTGTAGCTCACCAGCATCCAATTAGCCGCTATTTTTTCTTTTTCTATAAAATATGGGTGATACCCAAAAGAATAGTCAATTCCACGAATTTGATTTTCTACTACAGTAGTAGGATGAGCAAGCCGTAATAGTGATTCAATTTCAGGATCAAGGCAGTTAAAATGACTAGTAGCTGCTCCACCACGACCTCCTTGAAGATTGGCATGCACCATAGCTTTAGTAGCTCTTAGATATGGAAGTTTACCCGCATGTTTAATAGTATTATTTCTAATACCGTCGCCTTTACTTCTAGTTTTAAGGTGCGTACCTTGTCCGGCTGCGGCACAGGTCATAAGATATGCAATGTGATCGGCCGCTGCTAGACTGTCTGCCGTATCTAGGGTTGTCGATACGCAGCAAGAAGCATAAGTACGTTTAGGGGTCCCCAAATTAATGCGATTAGGTGTAGGAGTATTAATAATTTCATTAACAAAGTCATTATAATATGCTAAAACTTCTTCTACCTTATTTATCTTTTCATTTTTGCAACTGCCTAAAGCCATGCGCAACGCAGTAAAAGTTGGACTTTCATATACTTTTTTAGTATGCACGTCAGATATAGCATATTTAGTGTTATTCTGATGTACTGCCGAGTGAGTTAATTCCAAATCTTTAGTATGATCTACAGAGTAATCAATTTCTAAAAGTTCTTCGCTGGTATAGCCCATGTCTTCCCATAATCCAAGTCCGACCATTTTACCGTACATCTCGTCCAAGGACGGGATTTTTTTATGTCCGCCAAAAGCTTGCTTATAGGTTTCACCCATTAATAGGCGGCCTGCCATTAAATTATGCTTAGTTGTCTCTTTATCGATACAAGCTTGAATTAATGCTTGATGATATTCTTTAGTAGTGCATCTATCTGGGCATCTACTATACGCTTCTGCTACCAATTCAAACCAATCAATATTCTCATCGGCTGCCCATTCTGCCCATTTTATTTGAGTTACTGGATTGTATGGAACCACTGTACCATCTCGCTTAATTAATTCTCTAATCATTTATTCCCTCTAGTACTTTATCAATTTCTTTACAGTTATCTGACCCTATTGCATCTTCACAATAAGTTACCAAATCCATTAATTGATAGTTAAGCAAAATTAAATCTTTGCATTTATTTAAATTTTGTATATATTTATATTTACTAACTATAGGTAGTGCTGCTGCTATATCAAATGCGGAACCGTATTGCTTTATTAATGCTGCTGAACGTTTAGGCCCAATACCTTCAACTCCCGGTATGGAATCTCCAGAGTCTCCTGCAAGAACTTTCATACTAATGTACTCTTCAGGCTCACAATCGTAATGAGTATGCCAATTACTAGCGGTTACTTCTTTTCTAGTAACATAACTAAAGCGGGAAACGTCTTCGGCAATTAATAGGTCCCAATCCCGATCAGAGCTAATTAACCAAATGTTTTCTATTCCATGCTTGTTTTTCTGCCCAACTATATAGGCTGCAATATCATCTGCTTCTACTTTGTCAAAACGTAGTACTAAAAAATATTCTTCAATAGCTTCTATAGTTCTATTAAATTCTTCGAAAAACATTTTAAATTCTAGCTCTTCTTCTGGTGTCTGCTCGGCAAATTTGTCCTTTCTATCTCCCTTATACCCTTCGTAAAGAGATTTACGATAAGAGCTAGAACCCTTATCACAAGCTATAACAACTTTAGCGCATTTATAGCTTGATTGTAAACTTTGTACTGTTCTAATGTAGTCATCTACGAAATCAATAGATTTCGCGTGCTTATATCTGAATGCTAAATTTAGCGCATCCACTATCATTAAATCATTTGGATTTTTAGCCGTCATGGCTTTAAAATTACTAGAAGACAAGATTATCCTTATTTGTGTTATGTTCTGTTATCATTTAATAAACTTTGGTTTTTCATTGTTAATAAAATCATCTAATAGAGAGACATAGAATTCGTGAGGCGGAACATTTATAAATAGAAATCTATAATCAGCTGTAGGCATAGTTTTGAAAGCACAAAATAGTTTACTTCTATCATGTTTAAATATAAGTAATGGTTCTTTATCTACTTGTGTTCCTTGCCTAGTTGCTTGTGACCACCATTCAAGTAATTGAGGGGATTTACCTGTTAATAAAGTAGAATCTAGATGATTATCTTTATAATGCTTCATTTCTACGCAATAAAGATTACCTTCACCAGGAACATACAAGTCTCCTTTAAGTTGATGTTTAGGGTCAAGAGCTCCTGAACCTGGCACTCTCTCCCATTTTAGTCCTGTGAGTTTTCTAAGTTCATCCCTTGCTTTAGTTTCAGCAGTGGCTCCTTTGGCTCTTACATCAACCATGTTCTATCCTTGAAATCTTATCTTCTTTTATTATTGTTAATTTTTCTAATAATGGGTGTTGAAATGAATGACTTACTAAAAAGGTGTTTAAATGCGTTTCTTTTAGTAATAAATCAATAAAACGTTCTTTACCTTCAGCATCAAAATTTTCTAATGTTTCATCTAAAATAAGTACATTAATTTTAACATCAGAAAGTTGCTGCATAAGCTTACGAATAGCCAATAAAGTTGCGGCGTTCACACGCCCCCGTTCACCAGTAGACAAAGCACTAATATCAATATCTACGCCATTATCTGTAATTACTACATTCAACTTCTCTCCATCAATGACAAAAGATAATTGAAATCTGCCATCAGATAGATCACCTAAGTATTCATTTACAGTGTCTTCCAAATCTTTAATCATGCCTTCTATTTTATAAGCAACAAGCCCATTAGTAGAAAAGCTTTTCTGTAAAACTTGCAAAATCGACAAACGCTTTGTAACTGTGCTTAATTGTACTTTATAAATAGCTAAGTCAGCTTGCATTTCTGTCATTTGAGATAGAATAACTTGCGATATAGAATTATGTGCTGTATATGTCTTATTTAATTCTATAGCTGAATGTACTTTATAAACTTTATCAGAAATTATTTTTGTTAAGGCTATAACTCTATCTTCGAGTTCTGATTTAGATAAAGTTTCGCGTTGTAAATCGTCTCTAATTAGATTGGAATATGATTCAAACTGCGTCAGAATGCCGTCTTTAAGTCTATTTTCTGAAATAATTTTTTCGATTGATCTTAGTTCTTCTGAAACTACTTTCAATTCCTGTTCTGCTTTAATTTTTTCTTGTTTCTTTTGCTCTGCTAATTCAATTGATTTTGTGTTATCTATGGCAGTACCACAAGTAGGACAATTATTATGCAGTTTGGAAACACTATTAATAAAAGTAGTAGCTTGCTTAATAGTTGAATTAAGTTCACCAATTTTATTTTGATATTCTGCAGGGTCTCTTTCCGGCTTCATTTGATTAGCATAATCTAAATCTAAAGAGTCTCTTAATTCTTTGTATTTATTATTATCAGAAATCAATTTATTGGTTTTAACTATTGTACTAAGTTTAGTATTTATCTCAGATACTTCAATTTTTTCAGCTTCTGGCTGTTCTGGAATATCTATTAATTCTTTAATAGTTAAATCTTTATTAATATTTTTGTCTAACCAAGCTGTAACCACAGAAGCTTTAGTTTCCAAGTCTTTCACTGAGTCACTAATTTCTTTAGATACTGTTTTAAGAATTTCAAAATATTTAGTGTATAATCCTAAATCTAATAAATCTATTAGAAATTTCTTTCTAGCAGAATCAGCGGCAGTTAAAAATTCTAAAGAATTTGAACTAGACTGATAAACTAATTGAACGAACTCTTTGTGAGTAAACCCAAGAATATCTTCAAGTAGCTTAAACGTATTAGTAGCAGTATGTGCGCTAATATCTTTACCGTTTTTTTCCAACTTGACTGTTTGAGTCGAAGCTCTAGTAGTACTGATAAAATAGGAATCCTCATCTTTAGTAAATTCTATACTAATACTATATTTCTTTATTTTTGCATACCTGTTAATAAGATCAGCTGTTTTAATCCCTTTACTATTCTTATTAAATAATATTAATTCTAGTATAAGAGGTATAGAACTTTTACCATGCCCATTTTTACCAATTAACTGTGTTAATGGATTAGCTGAAAAATCTATAAAGTTATCTTCACCATATGAAAATACATTAGACCATCGCATTATTCCAAATCTTATCATATAGAACCCTTTATACTATCATTAAATTCTTTTAGTGCTTCTTCTATAGTATCTTCCGGCAATTGCAATATATACTCTAGATATTCTGACAGTTCTTGTTGCACAGTCATTTCAGGTGCTAATATTAAAGCGCAATCAGTAGTTCGTTTTACTACTTTTTTATCTATAAGCTCAGAATCTTCTACATTACCTAGTTCGTCCATATCACCAGTTATCTCGTAGATAACATGGTCGTAATCTCCAGCAAGCATAGGCTCTCCGGCCACAATTGTTTTACGAATTAGTTGTGGCACTTCTAATTTATGCCAAGTATATTCACAAGTGACAGAATCAATTAATAATACACCTGTATCAACTTTATTACGATGAAATGATGTAGTAACTGGACTACCAGGGTATATTATATTTAATTGAGAATTACTATGAGAATGTAGATCGCCAGCAAAAACCACTTTCCATCTTTCAAATAGTTTGAGGTCTACTTCTGCTTTGACATGTGGTGGAATTTCTCCACGTACATGAGTAAATAATATATCCCCATGAAAATCTATATCTTGCGGATTATATTGTTTTAAACAATTATATGGTATAATATCCCAATTATCCTCTGAGTAGAAATCATCAATAATTTCTACATTTTTATTTATACTAGAAGTAACTTTTTTTAATTGAGTAAAGAAGGTGGTATGTTTTTTAACAGATTCATGATTCCCTGCAAATATAATAGTTCTAATAGAGCATCCTGCAATGAATTCAAAATATAACTCTAATTCTTCCATTGTAGGAACTCGATCAAAAACATCTCCTCCTATCACATGCATATTATTAGTTTTTTCTAATCCATGTATTTGCTTAAACATCGTTCTATAACGATTTTTTGCCCAATCTACGGGTACGTTCTTTTGGCCTAACTTAATATGCCAATCGGCGGAGAATATTATTTTCAATCTATATGCCCCCCAGATTGAGGTACTGAAGCATATGGCTTCCAATAATCTGGTGGAATTATTTTAGTCCAATCAGGAGGTGACCATTCTGGTGGCCCTATGGGGGTAGGGTTAGTATTAAATGGCGGAGGCCAATTTGGGTCAGTCGGCTGCCACGTAGGAAGTGAGTAGTACTTTTTACGCAAAAGTCGTTCTAGTTCCTTTGCTTCTTCAGGTGTTAACATTATGATTTTACCCTTATTTTTATTCCTTTGTAGTACCATACATCTGAGCTGGTTTTTTCTGCCAATTCAAATTCTAATTGCCTGAGTTCTTCAAGGCTCAACTCTATTAAAGTTATTTTTGTATTATATCTAGCGGCTTTACATATAGCGTCATCTATTTTCCTACTGACAACATTTTCATAAAATATTTGCATTCAAAATCCTTTACGGACAAAAAAGCCGCCTTATTGGGCGGCTTTTATTTTATTAAGACAGATCGGCAATAGCTTCTGCAGTAGAAGCATCTGGCTCAGCATCTTCAGCTGGAGCACCAGAATTAATACGATCAATCAAAGCTTGGATATTAGCAACTGTAGGACGTGGAATCAATTCATCAATTGATTTAGCTTCTGCAATAGTTGCACGCTCATCTTCAGTCAAAGTACGAGGTTTGCATTTAAGAACGCTCAAAGTATATTCGACGTTAAATGCTAAAGGACCTGTCTTGACTTTCTTAAATACTATGTCCCAACCAGTATCTGCATCAGTAGGATCACCTAGATCATCACTAGCATCAATAACTTGTTGAAACAGTTTTTTCTTCAAGTTAAATACTTTTGCTTTACCATCAGTTGGGTCTAAGCACATTACTGAGTATGCCCAGCTGCATTTCGTTTCTGCACCGAAAGCACCCGGAACCAAGTCTTTTTCAGCATTCGTGAATTTTTCTTGTTCACGATCAAAGCTCAAACACTCGATTGGAATATCTTTATTATTAGTACCCTTTACCCAATATACATAACGGGATAATACATCGCCAAAAATACGCAGTTTATTTTCACCATCTTGCATCTTGTACGCATCTGGAGCATTCTTTACTGCCGCACCTTTAGTGTTTTTAAAGTTAATAGCCATTTTTATTTTCCTTGTTTAATTTAATTCTCTAAGAGAAAGTATAGTTTGTTTTCGTTTATTTTCATTAATGGATTACTAATTATTCTATCTAGCAATATATCTGGCCAGAATGATAAGTCTAAATAAGTAATTCCGTACTCTAAATACATCATATAGTCTCTTCTGCCCGCAAGCATTAAGTACTGTATTTTGTATGCTAAGTCAATTTTGGAATTGAATAATCCCAATGGGTTTATTAGATAACTACTACCAAATAAAGAACCTTTG